TATTTCACTAACACTATTTATCTCACTAATAAAATCTTCAATAGTTTCTTTTAGTGCAACACCTTCATCTATCTTGGCAAGGTTCTCTATTAACTTTATTTTTAATTCTTTTTCCAAATTTATTCTTTTGATACTGACACTAATTCTTTAAATATAGTAATTAGTCGTTTCTCTTCAGTCCATTTTTTAGGATGATGGAATTGGCACAAAGTAATGCCATTATTAATATTATATCTTTCTTCTGGATAATCTATCCAATTTAATATATGATGTGCTTCAATTCTTCCATTACATTCACTATCTGATAATTTACATATCCAGTTATCTCTTTTTTTTACTTCTAACATCCAGTATTTATATTTTGTATCTAGATGTTTTTTTTCTGATTTTTTTAATTTTGTTCTATCTTTAATATAAAGTGGTGATTTTTCTCCTCTTAATGAATTTCCTATTTTCTCTCTTGTTTCTTTACTTAAATTTTTTCCTTTCATTGGACTAGGTTTACCTATCTTATCCTTATTCATATTAGAAGTATCTTTAATCTTCCAATGTTTTCCTTTATTATTTCCAATTTTTCCTTTTCTTGCTTTTCTTATTTTTAATTTTGTTTCTTTTGTGTGTGGATGTTTTTTACCAGTATTTGATAAACCAATATTCATTTTTTGTTCTTTTGTGAGTTTTTTACCAATTAAAGATATTCTATAACATTCAACAGAACAATATTTTCCTTTATTAATTTTTATTTTATATTCTGTTGTTTTAAATTCTTTTCCACATTGTAAACAAATTTTTTCAATTTTCATATTTAGTTAAGTTAAATATTGGCTGGGAAGGAGACTTAACCTCCCTCCCACTTACGACCGTCGTACCAATTAGGAATTATAGTGTTTGTGTCATTTGTTGATTTCCTGCACTTCCGACATTAGTACTAGCTGAGACGCCACCACCTGCTCCTTTCTCTGGAACCATTGGCATCTCTTGATTTGGAACATCAAAGTCTTCAATTTTTATTCCTCCCATCTCTAAGTATTTACCAAATATCTTTTTCTGTGTTGGGTCTCTAAGTACATTAGGATTTACAGACATCATTTGTAGTGCGGCAAGAAGATTCGCTGCAACCACTCTAACATCTTTACTCTCACCAGTTATCTCAATATCAATATCATATTTTGCATTCTTGTAAAATCCTTTAGGAATAAATGCTTGTTGTTCTTTTTCTTGTGCAAGTCTTTGTTCTTCTACCTCTCTTAAAAGTTGCATTAACTTCTGGTCAGGGATTTTATTTGTTTTTCCAATTATTTCAAAAAATTTATCGTGTAAGTTTGCATTAACCAATAACTCATTATACTTCTCTAAATCTGAACCAGCAAGTCTTAAGATATGTTCCTTTGTTAAGTTCTTTTCTGCTTGTGGTAATACGAAATCATATAAGAACCTTTTAAGAGCAAGACCTAAATCTTCTCTCATCTGGTCAAAGTAACTCATTGCTTGGGCTGTACTTAATTGTGCTGAACCAAGAGGTGTTCCTGATGGTGTTCTTTCACCAAGCATTATATCGGTTGTGAACGTAGAACGCTGTGCATTACCTTCCCACTTTGCTGTTTCTTCTTGATAATAGGCAAGATTTCTATCTGCCATATCAACCTGTTTAATCTCATCTTCACTTCTTAATACTTCACCATCTTCTGCAGATGTAAGTAGATTTCTATTTTGTCCAGGGTCCCTACTCCAGAATAGTCTAAGAGTAGACCATTTAGAAGAACGAACCTGTTCATTTGCAACTTCATTTAATCTAATTTGATTTTCACTAATTTGTTCTGGAACTCCAACTCCTAACCATCTTCCACTAATCTTGTTTATATGTATTTCAAAGTATGGGTGGGTTGGTATCATTCTATCTCCTAGAATAATATCACTAATTAGTTGATACTTAACATCTGGATTATTTCTAACATCTTGTGGAATATCTGCAACTATAACCATTTTATAATCACTAAGACCATCATCGTTCTCTACCTCACCATATCTTTCAAATACTCTAATGTATTGTTCTTTAGATGCTGTAAAGATTTTTAATATCCTATCCATCTCATCTTGATTCCATCCACTCTTTTTACCAACACTCTTAAACTCACTTGGAGTGTAATAGTATTGTTCAATTATATAGTTTGAACTATCTAGGGAATCGGCATTTTGTTCACACACGAAGTTTCGTAGGTCAACAAAATAACATTCACCTTTTATCATTTTAAGAACCACACTTCCATAAATAGGAAGTTCTCTACATATCCTATTAAGAGTTTCTCCAAAGTATTTAGATTTCATCCAATACCTCATATCTCTTTCTAAGAACCAAGTCTTCAATGAATCTCCCCCAGCCGCAGTCATAAAGATAATATCTTTTGTATCTACATCAATAGCTTTGGTTGTCGCTCCACAAGAATACTTTGTAATATTATAAAAGTATCTTTTAAATCCCAACTCATCTACATCTCCATCAATAAATTTTGAGTTCAAATATAAAATTGCCTGTTCTATTAATTCCTTCTGATTTGATTCCCAACTATCTAAAACCTTAATAGGTTCATTGAAGCGTGTCAATTCTTGCTGTATTACGTTCAGAATTGAATATTTTTTTTGTGTATCTGTTTCCATTATCTTATTGGTTTTCTATATTGTCTCTTTATAAATTGTTCTGGTGTATTATCTATTTTTGGTAATTCTATTTTTGGACTAACACTTCTTGAGAATAGTCCCCACACCGATAATGCTAATGAACATACTGCGTCATCGTGCATTCCAGTTGGTGCAGAGTAGGTTAGATTTCCTGCCTCTGTTAATTCCATTGCGTAACTTTTTAATTCATTAATAAGTATTGACTCATTAGGAATAAATATTGAACCCTCTTGAATATAAATTGAAAGTTTATCAATTAAGTCTTTTTTTGACCTTCCTGTTTTTGAATTGCTTCCTGTAAAAACAAAATCATCAACACTTAATCCTTCCCTTATTAATTCTTGGGAAATAGGATTACCTACTCCAGTTGAATCAATAATTACTCTTGCTCTGTTATATTTCTTGGCAACTACTACAACTCTATCTTTTTGTAATTTCCAATCTATCTTATTAAATCTTTCCCAATGAACTACTTTATGTGTCTGTCTATCTATTACTGTTAATACTGTCCAATCATTAACCCTTCCTAAGTCTACTCCTAATATATATCTATGTTCACTTTTTGGTTCTTCATAACAATCACTATTAACTATTTCATCAACTCCTCTAAATAATTCTATTCCAGATTCTATAAATTGTGCTAAATACTCTTGATTGAATATCGCCTCTGGAAGTATTCTTTTTAACTTCTCTAATTCTTCCTGTGTGTTTAATGGGTTATCACTACTTGGTGCATTAAATACAAATCCTGTTTCCTCTCCTTCAACTTGTCTATATTTTGTATGAAACCAATTTTTTCCTCTTGACGTGCTTATAAATATTGTTCTACCTTTACGAGTCATTGTTGTAGCCGCCAATTCTCTTTCATAGATCATTGGTGCTAATCTTGCTGCCTCATCAATAATTAAAAGGTCTACTTCATCTCCTATCAAACTAACTGGATTATCTGCTGTCTTACATTCAATATAACTTCCATTTGCCATTAATAATTTAGGATATGGTTTGGTGGTTATTTTATATTCCTTTGGTTCGTATAACTTTCCTATAAATTGTATTAGATAGGTAAATACCTTCTGGGTTAAATCTGTTGTAGGTGCCACTATCCATACCTTTCTATTCGGTATAACCATTTCTCTTATTGCCGTGAATCCCATTAATAGAGACTTTCCCCATCTTCTTCCACACACCAATACAATATCCCTAATTCTAAAATCCTTAATTTTATCAATTACCTTTTTTTGACCTTGGTGTGGTTTGAATTGTAGTTTCTCAAGGAACTTTTCATCATTAAATCTATCAAAAGGATTCTTAATTTCTTCCATATTTTATTCAAAAAATTCTGCATTTTTTTCATTCAATAATTCTATTTGCATTTTCTTTCCTGGATATAAATCTAATAAATCAGCCATCTCTTTTAGACTTCCCAATCTTGTTCTTTTGTCTAAATTCTCCGGTGAGGCAATATCTAAAAATCCATTCTTAACAAAGTTCTCTAAATCCTTTCCTTTCATTTGCTCCCAAGTCTTTGTATAGAATACCTTATTGCATCTTATTGATTCCTCACTATAACCCTCCTCCCTTTGTATTTTATTAAGGTCTGGTTTTACTCCAGATGCAACCATTTCCATTGCACGGGTAAAAACACGTTCCACACGTTTTCCATTTTTACGTACTGGTTTGGCTGACTTTAATACATCCATCATCCCTTTTCTTTGTTTCTTTAATTTCATTTTTTCTTTTTAATTGTTGAGTGATAAACACCTTTCCAAGGAAGTGTGGTTACCTTTGTTCCAAACATTCTTTCCATTTCATTCATTTTTTCTTCCTTCTTTTTCATTTCCATATCAAAAGACTTTTTATTATCCTTGATAGTATTTTCCATATCAATCTTCTGGGATACTAGGTCCTTATTTATTTGTTTTATTTGTTCCTTTGAGAACCCTTCTGGATTTGTTTGTTTTGTCATATATTTAATGTTTGTATTTTTGCTTCTTGTTCTATTTGATTTCTTGCTAATTCGTCATAATAACTAACTATTACCTTCCAATCATTTTCTTGAAAATCCCAATCCATAAACAATACAAATCCATTAACAATCACCCTACTCTTTTTTTTCTCTGGAAAGAAAGACTTAAAAAAGTCCTTTCTACTATCACTCATATTCTTTTCTTTTTAATATATTCCCTTCTTTATAATTTAAAATTCCTAATTTTTTTAATTCAACCTCTCTAACTCCATATATTTCATTAAGTTTTATATTAGATATATATATCTATTTATTCAAATTCCGCATAGGGAAAACTCCGTAGGGAGAGAGCCCTTCTTTGTTTAAATAATAATCTCCGCTGTAAATGTCGGTATTATTCTCTTTTAACTCTCATACACTTTGCGGTAGCCAAGTGAAGGTCTCGTATAATTCGCAAAAAAGATTAAACTTAACGAATTAAACTTTAGCCATCCAATCATTCTTTCATATTCATCTTCTCGCTGAGGTTTCCTCCTTTTCCATAATTAAGACGTAAGAGTAGTAGGCTATGGGTTCGGCACCTATCTACAATTTATATTACGCACAGTATAGCACACTTTTAATTATTTGTCAAGGGGTCGGTACGTAGAATATAGCTTAAAGACACATTTGAGATAAAAAGCCGCATTTTTCAATTTCCTTAATCAATGGGAAGCCTTACTACATATAGCTAAACAGCACTTTGCTATATTTATTTTAATAGATAATATGCCTTTTCCCTATATAAACAAAGGGTTAAAGCCTTAGGCACTTTATCAAAAATCCTATGAGGAACCTATAATCTATATTCCACCATCTCGACTAGACATACCTCCCTCCCTATACATGATAGACAATGATATGTCGCACAATAGCTGTTGTACGACGTTTATACCATCATTTATGTACCGCATACCTACTATTATGTACCAATTAAAGCTATATAGAATAAGGGTTTGTTGTTTTGGACAGCGAAATATAGTTAAAATATGTACCGGATTGACCCTAAATCGTGCATTTCGCCCCTTTCTATTCAATTCTTGGTGTGGGAAGCCTTTATATATAACAAATGTGTTAAAAAACAGGGGGGGTCTGCTAAAAGTGTACCGTTTAACGTATTATCAACGTAAAAGGAGGCTCTAATTTGCGTTATAAGAGGCTTTTAAGAAGGTAGTTGATATATTGGTCAGCTGATATTATGGTAAATATAGAGATGGGAGAGGGAGGAAGCTAGGTTAATGATAGGTTTCTTTATAAGGTTATTCAGGTATAGATTAAAGATAGTTAACGTTAGGTTATCAGTTATCCATTAGTCTATCTTATTCCTTCTATTCTTTATGTCTATCCTTTCTTTTGGCCGGCGTTTTATGGTCTTTAATACTTGTTATGCCTTGTAATACTATTGTAATACATTGATAGTCTTTTAATATGTTTATCTTCTTTTCTTTTGGACAGCTTTCCTACCTATTCTCTTTCCTTTATAATGGTTATAATGTTTTTTAAATGGGACGGCGTCAATAGTCAATAAAGCATTTGTTTATATAGTTAAATTGCCCGTGGATAACTTTCTTGACAAGGTTTTACTATTTGATACAATGTAAGCAGATAA